GCATACCTCAGGTTGTCCCCAAAGAGGTGAAACATCTATATTCGCCTGTAAATTTATAATTTGAGGTAAGGAATTTAAATCAGCTGAAGCTTTAAATCCGTTACCATTAAATTGATTCTCAGTTGCTAACCCCATTCTAATCAAATCTTGAGGGGTAAGGCTGAACTCACCAATATCTGAAAGGTCAGCATCCATTACAACAGTTTGGTTCCCTAATGGAACTCCCATGATCATATAATCACCACTGTCGTTAGTCTTTACCGTATACTTGTAATACTTGTCGTAAACTTGAATAACTGTTGGATTGGCTAATGCATCACTTCTTGATGGGAATGTCCCTGTTGGAACGTGAGAAGAATAAGATTTTTCATATGGTAATAAATTATATCTGTATCCATCCTCATTCTTATCTGTCGGTGATTTGTATGGGTAAAGAACACTAACAATTTGATTATTTTGATCTTCTTGTGCAATAGGAACAAAGACTGAAACCCTAACATTAGGTAATCCGAATCCACCATTTGCCGTAACACGTCCAACAACAACGCCATAATCCGCACAGTTTCTTGTGTAGATATCATCGCTTTGAATCTTCAAAGAAAGTATTTCCAAGAAATCAAATTCTTGGTCGATTTGTACGTTAATAATTTGGTCTGAACCTGGTTCGGTTCGTATTCTGTAGGAATTACCCATTAATGCCTTTTTTGATAAATAGTTTAACCCCCATTTTCTAAGGAAAAGAAATGGCGTATTAATCAATGATAACCTAATGGTTGATTAAATAAACTTAAGTAAACGAAACGTTTTGGAAGTTCTTAACTCTTACTCTAATATCCTTCTGTGGATATCTAATTTGATAGACCTGACTTGGTTGAGCAAATATGGTATCATCAACAGGTCTTATCTGTCTTGTTTCATCATCCGCGTATGGCATCGATGTTTGAGCTGATGAGTATTGACCTCCAACCTCATTAAAAATTTGAAGTCCAGCAACAGTAATTACACCATTCTCATCTTGAATCAAACTATTAAGTTGTGCTAAGTAAATATTTTGGCCTAACTGTCTAACCTGTGGATCCATGAAAGTAGATATCTTATTAACTATATTTGAAATAACTTGTCCTTGGTTCTGAGTTGAATCTAAGACAACCGCAATATCAATACTAATATCAATAACCTCAGCAGTTTCTATTGAGATATAGTCATTCAACATTCTATAGTTTGACAAATAATTCGCCAAGTTTTGTTTCAGTGTATTCGATACGATAGATGTTAATTTACCAGATGTATCATAAGATAAGATCTGAACCAACACCTTATTATTGTTTTCCGTAATTGCAACTTTTGCAGGTGCTCCGAATTGTGATGGCATTTTTCTAACGAGTGCTTCATAATCATTAACAGTAACCGCTCTATTTTGTGAAGCAAAATTGAATGACACATAATTTCTTGCATCTTCAACAGTTGGTTGACCAGCTCCACCGATAGCAGCTGTTACGTTATTACATCTTAATGATCCAACAACTTGTTGGTTTGTTGATTCTGATGGACCATTCACAAAAAATGAAACGGTTCCAACTTGATTAATCACATTAGTTCCTAAGTTTGTTGATAATCCTCCTCCCGTTCTATATTGAATAAACAAAGTAGTATTCGATTTAAGTGCTGCTCCTAATGATAAATTGTTTTGATATAATTGTAGATTTAAAGGAACTCCCATCGTTGTAAATTGATTAAGAGCATCTTGGGCTGTGTTTGTTCCACCACCAAAAGTCATCTTCAAAAATCCTTCAGGGGTATATTCAGTTATAAACTTGTCTTGTGTTTGAATATAACGACCTACTTTAATACCTGGCTGATCTGATACTTTGGTCGGGTCTTCAATGAAGATTCTATCTTCAGCTAAAGCATCAACCTCATACCATTTATTTTGTAATCCTAAAAATTCATTAACGGTCGGCACTGTAGTGTAACTTGTACCATCCTTTAAAAGAACACTTGTAACACCTAATACATTCTTCTCAGGTAAAAAAACCTCTAAGAATGGTCTTACGTCACCAGGGGTAATTACTCTTTTGAATACTTTAGTAATACCATTAACAACAACTTCTCTTTTAGTTATAGTATAGTTAACTAATCTATTACTACTATCAAAGTTCGGTATCTTAAGTCTATTAGGAAATCCTTGAGAATTATATGGAGAAGCAAAATCAATGTCTTCTACGTTTTCAAAAACTTGTCCAGCACCTAATACTTGTGATCCTCTTCTCAATTGACCCAAGTATCTTTCGTCCTCTTTATCACCAAATGCGGGTACTGTTATTGAAAAATCAACTAAAGCAACTGAAGGTCTTTGACCCGGTAACTTTAATCCATAAGTTCTTGCAATGTTGTAAATTGAAGATCTTTGTTGTGCATATTGAAGAACTGTTTCTTGGATACTTCTATCAATATGATAATGTAAGTTATCTGCAACAGCAGCGTTTAAATCCAAAAACACAGAAAACACTGAAGCATCATTAAAGTTTTGAATTAATTCAGGATAGTAAGTACGAACGTATTGTATAAGTTCTGACCTTATTCCTTCAAAGTCTCTGGTTGTATATGATATCTTACGATTAGCCATCTATCTTAAATATTGATAATTACAAAATCACTTGTTGCAAATGCACTGTCTTGGACAGAATATTCTATTTTTATTTTTGCAGTATATTCTGCGGTTCCTTTTCCAGGGTATCTATAAACAGGTGAGGTTGGTGTGTTTGATGTGAAAGCGTTGTCGTCCGCCTCCTCTTCTGGATCTAAAGGTTCTACGGTTAATCTATTAATTAATAAATTTGGAATGTATTTTTCAACTGAAGATCTGATGTCAGATTCAATTGCATCAAAAGTTAAACCATCAAATGGTTCAAAAAGATACTCATAGAGTCTTGTACCAAAATCAGGTAAAAAATATCTAGATCCTTTTCTAGTAAGAAGTAGGTTAATAAGATCCGCTCTGATTTCTTGTCCCGCAGTATTGGTTAAATCCAAGTAGTCACCACGAACAGAATCTCTGAAAGGAAAATTTATACCATATGTAGTTCCGTCTCCCATATAGTATAAATATACTTGCTTTATTTTTCAATTAAAGTACTATTACCTTTAATTGCCTTTGGACTAAAAGGACAATGTCTACATCCATTACCACAACAATATCCTCTTTTAATGTGATACTCTTCAGTCATCACTTTAAATCCGTTCTCAATATAAAAATCAGAAGGGAGAAGTTTTGGCTTCTCCCTTACTGTATTATCTGTTTCCTTTGATCGAGTCATGCATTCCAGTTACAATGTTCTGAACTAATTTATCGTGTTCCATTATGCCATTACAACTTCACAAGCACCTCCCGCACAAGCAACTTCGCCTGATAGGTCTGTGTTATCATCAACTTCAACAATCTTAGATAAATCAACATCTTTTAATGATTCCATTAACTCGTCATATTTTTCTTCAGTACAATCTTCAAACGGTGCTTGAATGTATGTTCCTCCGTCATATGGTAATACTGAAAGTCCATTGTAATGTTCTCTGTTCTCCCACATCCATTCACCAACCGCTGGCCACTCGTGCTCTCTGATTGAAATGGTTGCTGATACATTGTGAGCATTTGATCCACTTCTATGACCTGGTTTAATCCATTCTTGTTGAACCTTCTTCACTCTCTCCAATAATTGAATTGGTGATTCGTTTCTTAAGATTGATCCTTCAGGTGACTTTTGTGGTATTCCAATTACCGCTGTATCGTGTGGTCTGAAATATTCATCCTCAACTAATTCAGGGTGATATTGTTTTAAGTGTGCATAAATTGATTCATTTTTACCAACTCTAACTCTTCTGATATAATATTCATTATGCCAAGCATGTATTCCTGATGATGTACCTAAAGTTAAAGATGTTGTTCCCGCAGGTTTTACTGTTGTTGTTCTTGCCGCTGGATTAATTTTCAATAACTCAGCAGTTCTTTTGTTTTCTTCTTTCACAACTTTCGCAGCTGCTTTCATATCTAACTTTAAAACCGCTCCTGATCCGATACCTGTCATTGATATTCCAACTAACGCATCTTTCTCAGTAGTTCTTTGCCATATTGGTCTCAAGTAGTGGAAATTAGTATATCCCGCTTGAAGTGTTCCAATGAATGACGCCGCTCTTACTCTTGCTTCGTAGTCTTCTTGAGATACTACATTCGATACATTCACCTCTGTAAGGTTACAGAATTGGAATGGTCTAAGAGCAATCTCACAACAAGGATTAGTTCCCCAATCTTTATCGTTTGATAAGTAAATACCAGGTTCCCCTGCTCCACTTGCTTCAATTCTCTTCCATAAGTCCATAAAGTAATCTTTACTAACTTTATGTCTCATTAAACTAACCGAGTTATTAGCTCTACCTCTTTGTGGATTTGTTTCCCACCAAGCCCCACTCTTACAACTGATCATTTCATCATCAGATGCAGAGAATAAAGAGATAAGTGCCGCTCTTCTGATACCACCTGCCAATACCGCATCTGCAATATGACAAACCATATCATGAACTTCAATTGGTCTCAATTTTTGGCCATCTTGTTTTGAATCAAGAATACCCTCTAATTTGATAAGACATTCTTTTAATGGTTGAGGACCAGGTGCTTTACCTCCCGATGTAACTAATCTAGCTCCTTTTGGTCTGATGTCAGAGAAATCGAATTCGATTTTTGATCCACCAAAGAAATAAGACTTAACCAATACTTTAACGGCATCTGCCCATCCTTCAATAGAATCAGCAACTAACCATCTTCTTCCTCTCTCTTTGTTTGGTTTTCTGATTTCAGGTAATACCTCAACGTGATGTTTTTGTACTGAATAACCAACACCTGTTCCACCTAATAAAAGGAACATGATTTCTGAGAATACTCTCCAATCATCAACAGGTGCAAATGCACAGTTGTAAATTCTGTTGGGTGATATCTCAATTGGTTTCCCTGCGAATTGCATTGATCTCATTGATGGGAGAACTTGTTTCTTGTAAACATACATGTAGTTCTCACGGATTTCTTTTTCTAATTGGGGATACGTTTTAATATGCATCTCCATGTTTCTTGTTACTAGCTCTTGCCAAGTCTCTCTTCTTTTCAATTCTGGAATATACTTTGCGTATTTCATATACACTGTAATGTCCGATAGGATTCGATTTGAAATGTCCATGTTTTTTTCTAATTTGTTTTAAAATGAAATTTATTAAAAAATCGGGGATTTTAAATGATAAATATAAACCATACTACCATTAGTCCCAATTTTTAATAAAAAATTCGTTGTTTTTTTAAAGTTTTTTTCCAAAGTAGGAGATATTTAAATCGTCTTACCTTGTTCTCTTTGTTTTCTTTTTTCAAGGAGTTCTTTAACTCTATCACTCTTCTTTTGTTCCTGTTGTCCTTCGAACCCTAAGAAGGTTACAGAAGACTCAGTATCAATTTCCAATAGTTCGTTATTGAACTTACAGTTCTCAAATATAACACCATCTTTACCAATTCTTGATTTAGTAATTGCAATGGTTGCTAAATTTAATTCCTTCTGTTGTAGTGTTTTTGCCACGGAGATGATTACGTGTCCAACTTGTGCTTTCTTGATTGATCCACCCATTTGGTCTGTAGTCACAACCTCAGATGAGATTGAAGATCTATTCCCTTGTGTAGCGGTCCATCCAACAAGTCCAAGTTCATGACACATGGCTTCAAAATGTCTCATAACCGATCCTTCACTCTTCCATTCATCACCGTATGCCCTTTCTGGCATTACGCAATCAATGTAATCCAAAACAACTAAGTCTAACTTATTACCATCAGCAATCATTTTTCTTAATTGATTTTTGATTTGTAACATTGTTAACGAATCAGAAGGTAATTTTTTTAGAACTAACTTATTCTTCATTGAGTTTTGAATTTCGTGAATTTTTTCAAAGACTTTTTCTTTGTGTAGAACCAAATTATCTGGTTCAATTCCCGTCCACATTGTGAAGTGTTTTCTTTGAATGATTTTTGGGTTGTCTTCAAAGAATATTTGAATCACATTGAATCCCAAATTAAATGCAGTATTAGCAATCTTACTTAAGATAGTAGTTTTACCAACACCTGTTGGTGCTAATATTACCCCAATCTCACCTTTAGCTAACCCACCCTTAAGTAGATTATCAATTCCCTTAATACCAATAGGTATTGGGGATCTAAAGTCATCATCTAATACAACTTCCAAGTTGGCAAATACATCACCCGTCCCAAGGTCTCTTTCCCCAACTTGGATTGCTTCTCTAACAAGTTCTTCAACTTTGTCATAAGATTCAAAGTCACCTTCATCAATAATCTTTTGGGCTTTTTTCATAGCCTTTTGAAGTTCTTGTTGTTTACAAAACTTTAAGGCCTTCTCTTGAACAAAGACACTTCCGTCGAACGGAGCATCTTTAATTTGTTTAAGAGTATCTAACACAATCTTAACTACCAACTCCTGTGATATTTCAGACTTTGCTATTTGCTCAAGTGTATCAAACGTTGGTGTAGCTTGGTATTTTTGATAGTATTCTTTAGTCATCTGAGCGATGATCTTAAAATACTTGTTATCAAAATATGAAGTTTCCAAAACATCCATGATAGTGTTTGAAAACTCTTTATCTACAATAATTTGGTTTAACAATTGAACCTGGAATGTATTTCCTAAATAGTCAAAATTTTTCTGCATAATATCTCTGTACTCCCTTGAATTTATAAATAGTTGTTACACCAACTCGATTCCACAATATTCGTGATTTAAATCATATTTTGAAAAAATGTCAGTTAGATTTGAAAGGATATCTTTCAAATATGGTCTTACGTCCACTGTATAACGAACTTTTGGTGGATATAATTTTCCGTCAAAAATTCTATGACAAATTGTCTCATCGCCAATCTTCACATAAAGGTGAAAATTCTCAGGTCCGTCAGTAAACGACGTGTTCATAACATTTGCATCATACGCAATTGCGTCTTTGTTGTCCAACATGTAAACAACAGTTTTCATCCTTAGATAATTGTGAAGTACCTCTTTTACAGTATACATGTACTCATACAAATCCGTAGATACTCTCGCCTTAGGATTATATCCTCTGACGTTGAAGAATCTTTGAACAACAATGTTTTCATTGAGTGTTAACAAAAATTCCATCTTTACTTGATCTTGATCTCTCATTTGGTTTAGTTTTTAATTTTTCTTTTTTCTTTTCTTGTAAGTTTCATAAACGGTTTCAAAAAATTTACCCAAGCTTCATCATTCTTAGGTAAGTACTTGAATAACCCATCCTCCATCATGTACTTCATTAAGTTCTTATAACCTCGGTCTGTGGGATCCAAAGTTTCACGGTAGATAGTTTCAACCAACTCTTTTCCTTCATCTGTTATGAGTGGTTTACTAAGGTCTACTATCATTTGGTTTATTTGGTAGTATTGTTCTCCAAGTATACCGCTTTTTGTTTTACCAGTCAAAATATTTGTTAATACTTTTATAGGTTTTTCTTGCGGGATATTTCGGGCATTATCCATTATTTCCTCGATAGTGCAGGTTTTATCCTGCACAATAGGGAATAATTTTACAAATGTTTTTTCACCAAGTGATTGTATTCCATCAATATTATCTGACTTATCTCCCATGAATACTTTACAGACAAGTACGTTTTGGTGCGGGACTTCAATATCTTTAAACTTGATCTTATCCCCAAACTTGTAGATTGATTTATGTATCGGTGAATATATCGATACATTGGGGGATATCAGTTGTGTTAAATCTTTATCCGATGAAAATATGATTATTGTTTCATCGTTCGCCATTCCACAATAATAGGCAATTAAATCATCCGCCTCATTATTGTCTATTTCAACCTGTCTAACAAATACCTCTTCGAGATATTGTTTAACTCTATTCTTTTGTTGTAAATAAGATTCGTATTTAGACTCATCCATACTGAATCTACGATTTGCCTTATATTGAGGATAAATTAATTTTCGGGCAGATGAGTTCGATTCCCCATCCCAAAAGACAACCACCTTGTCTAAGTTATACTCCTCCAAAAATCGACGCAAAGTGTTTATGAAGTGATACACCCCACCCACATGTGAACCGTCGTTAAAGAGATCCTTAGCCCCGTGAAAACCAATTTTAAAAAGGTTATCACCATCTACCAATAAAGTTTTAGACACATGTCTTATTTAAACGTTAACAAATATATTACTCACTAATGTCATCAGTGGTTTCTTCCAAAGTAATCTCACCAGTTCCTGATAAGATACCATTCCAATATTGAGAATACTCTTTCTTATAAGCTTCTAATGCTTCTTTAGTATCTTCAATATATCCTTGGGGTACGGCAATTAACTTACCGTCATTGTATCCTAAACCATTTACGTGGTTCTTCAAGATTGAAATCTTAGTTCTGATTGCATATCTTACAGTTCTACTATTCTTAGTTGCTGTGATGTGGTTAATACCAGCACTTGCTTGGTTACCAAACAAGAACACTAATGAAGACGCTAACCATAAAGCCTCACCACCTTTCGCCTTAATTGTCGGTTGTCCAAATGGATTGTCAGGAAGAGCCACCCATGGCTGATTTACAACAACCAAAGTGTTATAGTAAGCATAATCTTCTTTCTTTGATTTAGAAATTCTTGAGTGAACTCCCATACCAATTTTATCTGCAAGTGTTGCCGCATTATGTTGTTTACCACCTTTACCATCAAAGGTCATCTTACAAGGAATTGAACCCACAGAATCCCAAAGAAATAAGATTGATTGTTGTATCTCTCCTTTCTCTTGAGCATTTAATACTTCGTTGATAAAGTCAGTAACTTGTTCGATATAATCAAACCCATCATTAAAGATGAAGTCACCATCCCACTCACCATCAGAATTCTTTTTAGCTTCCAAACCTAATTCAACTGCGTGTTCCCAACTCCATTTCTTTTCAGTAATGATAAAGACAGGTAAGTGTCCTTTCTTTTGAGCATCAGCCGCAGCTAATATCATGGCAGTTGTTTTGGAACTATTACTATGTCCCAAGAACATATTGATACCTCCCATAACAGGGCCTGGTAATCCACTAGCACTTAAGAAAGCCTCACCACAAAAATAGTAGTTGGTATCTTTATATTTTGTTTTGGTTGAGAATTTATCTTTAAATCCTCCGCTTTCTTTTTTCTTAATTCCCGCCATTGTCTATTTTTTTAATGTTTGGTAATTTGTTTGTTTTTGAATCTTTGTAGAAAAAAATATCTTCTTCATACAAGGATCCTATCTCTTCTTCGTGAAAGGTTATTAATCTATGTTTAAGTTCTCCTTCTTCACCCTCACTTAATAAACCAAATAGAACTGTATCACCAATTTGTTTGTTTTTACCTGAGAAGTAGTTTTTATCTTTTAATTCAATTAACAGATCATAAGACAATATTCTATTGTCTCTTAGTTGTAATTCGATTTCTTCTTTAAATGTCATATAAAAAATTAAG